AGCCTCCGTGCGCGTCATGCGCGCGGCGTTGCCGATCCGCGTGGACAGCAGAAGCCACGTTAGCGCGGGCGTAGCCTCGATCGTCTGCATCAGCTCGGAGCGCCAGAGATCGTCCACCTCGACGTCCCACACATCGCCCAGGCTGAGGCAGAACACGGTGGCCCAGTTGCACGTCTCCGCCGCAACGCGGTTCCAGCTATGCGGCTGGCGGAGGTATGCGGCCGAGGTGCGGGCGCGATCTTCCCCCGCGCCCCAGATGGCGCGCTTGTGACGCACCTCCATTAGCGCGCGGGCGTAGCAGTGATCACAAGCAGGAGACACCTCGGTGCAACCGATCCAAGGGTTGAAGGTGAAGCCGGGCTGAAGGGTGCCGTCGTGCAGCTGGCAGGCTGCCCACTCGATCTTGGTGTCGGCGGCCATCAGAAGGGGATGTCGCCATGGATGGGGCAGTCTGTATCGAGGACAGGTCCGATGCAGCTGCATTCGTCCACGATAGCATCGATATCGTCCGCCAAATCGTCGAGGCTGGGCGCCGGCAAGGCGCTAGGCGGGAGTGCAGCGCGGATGCTCACCGGCAGATAGTATTCCTCCGTCGGCGCGCGCTCGGCTGCCCTTTCCTTCGAGCACGGCGTGAACTGGTAGATGGAACCGCCGCCGATCAAGACCGGGGGCAACAGCTTACCTGCCAGGATGGGTTCGATCGCCATCAGCTTGGATCCGAACCGCTCGACCTCCGTGACGCGGCCGATAAGAGTGCGATGTCCCAAGATCTCCGCGATGGCATATTCGCCGTCAGGGAGTGTCGAAGCGGGCTGTTCGCTGGCGTTTACCTCGGTCATCAGAACGGCCTTTCATCATCAAGCCCGTGCACCGGGCAGTCGTTGGACATGTGCGTGGGCGGAGCCTGGCAGTTGCAGACATCGGGCTTGATCCAGCCGTTCTCACGCAAATGATGCTCGGCGCCGAACATGCAGGCGTGCATGAAACCGAATGTCTCGCCAGCCTCGCCAAGCGCCTGTGACAGCAGCTCCCCAGCCTTCATCATGCTGGACAGCAATTCCTCGGCGCGAAGGGCGCGCTGCTCCAGGGCGACGATCTCGGCCGCGATCTTCGGCGTCGCGGCGTCGGCATAGTGCTGGCCGCCGCGCAGGATCTGCTTGCCGACATGGGCGAGCGCGTTGTCAATCATCGATGTTCCCCTTCCGCACGTCAAACGAGACGGCGACCACCCAAGGGTTTGCCTCCCATGCGCCCGCCCCGTTGATGTCGTTCCAGAGACGATGATAGGCTGCTACCGCTGTTAGCTCGGCATCGTCCCAATCGGTGTCGGGCAGACCAAAGAACCTGCCATACTGCTGGATGCCCTCCGCGATCGCGTCGGCTTCGCTACAATCTTGCAGCCGCTGAACACGCACGTCGGTCACCGTCAGCGTGAGACGTGAAGCCCAGCGCGGCAAGTGCATGCCCGGCCGCCGGCGCCCCGCCCAATCGGGGATCTCAGCGGGGAAATTCTCGTATCCCCACTCACCCGGCGCGATGTTGGAGGAAGAGCCACCGGCTGCGTAAAGAACAGTCATCCCCCTCTCGGGCAACATGGATGGCTTCGTGTCGTCCCACTTCCTGCCCAGCCGCCACTCCTCGCGGACATAGAGGCGATCGCCGACTTCGAAGCGAGGCTCAAACCGATAGACAGTTGCGCCAAAGCGAGGGCCTTCGAAAATCATCAATTGCCCCGGCGCCATGCCCCTTGAGGTGGGATTGATGACGCGCCGCGTCTGCGTCTTGCGCCCAGCGAGCAGGGCGCGCACCATCGGCGCGCTGAAGAGGATAGGACGATTAGCCATGGGCCAAATTCCTGAAGTCGAGTTCGACATGCCACTGCAGATGGAGGGGCACCTTGCCGGAGACCCCCAATTCGAAGGAATGCGGCGAAAGTTTCGCATAAGTCGCGCCGCCATGGACAAAGCCGTCGGACAATCGCTGGCGGGCGTCTCGGATCAAGACCTCTATGACGAGTTCTTCTTCGACATCTGGATGAGCATCAAACAGGAGTCGTGGAGAAAGCGACCTCGAGACGGGGTGGTCCAACTGGACGAAACTGACATCGATGGATGAGCGATGGGTTCTAGCCATTGAAGGCTCCGCATGCGCCCAGCAGCGCAATCATGACGGCCGCAAAGCCGAGGAAGGCCAGGAACTGCATGTCCTCGGACGGCTCGCTGGTGGGCCGCGGCTGCTTGGAACGGTTCATCGATCGATCCTCTTGAAACCCTCAGGGGTAAGGCGTTCAAAGCCGGTGGCGGTCATTTCGACATCGCCCAGCTTCTTGGTGGTGCGCGTCTCGCCCACCGGCACGCGCCAGGCCGGGCGGAAGCGAGCAGTGGGGCGGACGCGCTCGGTCATCACAGCGTGCCGCCGCTCAGAGCGTGAATGGTGGCCTTGTCGAGGCCGAGAAACGGATTATGCGCCAGGCGGCGCCGCGGTGCGGGGCGTCCGTCAGCGGGCAGCTCCTGCGCCAGCCAGTGGCGGCGGTAGCTCTCCCGCTCCTGCTCGAGCAGGACGGGCTGCATGCGCTGGCGTTCGCGTTTGGCGCGCGCCGCTTCCGCCCGATCGGCATCGAACTCGGCCAGCAGCGCATTGGCGTCCCCGGCGCGCGGGAAGGCGCGCACGAAACGCCGAATGGAGCGCAGCGAATCCTCGTTCATGGTCTGGGTCGCCGAACGGCAGAATTTCTCCAGCCGTTCGCCGCCGGGCACGGCGGAAAGCCCCCAAGCCCGCATGGCGGTCGCAAGCATGCCCCAGTCCCACCGGTTGGTCTTCTGCCACTCGCGCAGTTGGGCGCGAACCTCGGCGTTGGTCGGAGCAGCCAGCGAGCCATAGTCGAAGCGCGCCTCTTCAAGAGTAATGGCCATTGATCGTTCCTCAGAAGGAGATGGTGGTGTGGGGAACTTCGCCGGCCAGGATCGCCAGCACGATCTTGCGTGCCGTGTCTTCGTCGGCGCCGCACGACATCATGGCCTGCTTCACCTTGCCCTTGACCGCCGTGCGGTGGGCCTGGTCGGCCTCCCGGCGCGCCCGCTCCTCGCGCTGCTCGCGCTCTTGCCGTTCGCGCTCGGCCTGTTCAGCGGCAATCCGCTCGCGCTCGGCCTGGGCAGCGCGCTCCGCTTCCTCAGCGCGGCGACGCTCGGCTGCCAGCTGCTCTTCATGCTCGCGCTGCACGCGGTCACGCTCTGCCTGAGCCCGCTCTTCCGCCTCGCGCGCGGCGCGGGCGGCCGCCTCCTGACGTTCGCGCTCCAGGCGCGCGGCCTCCTCCGATTGGCGCCGCGCTTCCGCTTCGGCATCCATACGCTGGCGTTCGGCTGCTGCGGCCTCCTCTGCCTCACGCTCACGGCGGGCTGCCTCTTCGCGCTCACGCTGCTCGCGCTCTGCCCGCAGTCGCGCCAGTTCGGCGCGGTCCGCTTCCTCCTGCTCGACGCGTTCGATAGCTGCCTGGAGGGAAGCGACCGTTTCGTCGCGAAGATCCGTGACCTCTTCGATCCGGGGACCGAACATCTCGTCGGAAAGGTTCCGACTGCGGATGCGATCGAGGCGCTCGCGCAAGATCTCCGCGGTATCGCCGACCTGCACGACGGCAGATGCCTTCATATCGGCAAGGATAGCCTCCGCTTCGGCCTTCCGGCTGGCTTCGCGCTCTTCCCAGGCGGTGAGCGGCGCGCGGGTTTCATCCTGCAGGGCCTGCAGACGCTCCTTCACCAGCTTGCCGGCGGCGTTGACCGTGTTGATGTTGTTCCGCCACTCCTCGGTCGACCTCAGGCGCTCGCGATCGATGGCGGACTTCTTCTTGCCGATCTCGGCCGCGTTCGCGCGGATGACGTCCCTTCCCCGCGCGGTATCCACGTCACCGGGGCATTCGGCGACCTCGGCGCGCAGCGCGGCGACGTAGGCGTCCAGCTTTGCCGGGTCCATCAGGACGATGATCGGCTTGTCAGCGACCTCTCGCTTGATCGCATCATGATCGGCGATGGGAGCGTCCACCTTCTGTGCTGCTCTGGCCATGTCACTTGCCTCCATTGGCGTTGCGGGCAATTCGGTTTTGCGCTTCGTCCAGCGCTGCGTTCACTTCGTCGATCAGCGCCGGCGGCAGATCCTGGAGGATCGGCGCGGCCTCCATTTCGAGATCGTCGAATTCGTCGCGGTTGGTGAGCACCGAGGCCCGGCGGATGATGTCGATCGCCGCGCGGCGCAGCCCTGCATCGCCTTCTGCCTCGGCGTTGGCTTCGCCCCGCTGGCTCTGAGCGGGGCCTTCCTCGCCCTGCTCTCGCTCAGGAGAAACCGTCGCCCTGCCCGCGCGGGCCTTGTCGGCAATGGCGCGAGCCTGATCGACGGTCTCGTCGACGCCGGCGCGCGGGAATTCCTCGTCGGCGCTGACCTCGTTGCGCTTGATCGACATGAACGAGACCTCGAGGTTCGCGATGTCGGCTGCAGTCCAGTTGCGTGCCGGCCCTGCCTTGGCTTCGACACGGTCGCGAGCAATGCCGATCGACTTGAACGCTTCAACCGCCTCAGCCGCGCGGACCTCCAGGGGCTTGTCGCCCTTGCCCTTCTCCAGCGTACCGTAGCAGGTCGCTTTCGCCACCTCTTTCAGATAGGGCGGGAGAACGCGGAAGATGCACTCGCGCAGGCGGCGGGCGCCGTTGTTGGCGTTGTTCTCGTAAATGTCCCGCATGTCGGTCAGCAGCACGGGACCACCGCGCTTGTCCCGCTTGTGCGGCACGATGAACGTCATGCGTGCCTTGGTGTTGGTTTCGAGATCCCAGGCAAACGCCAGCATCTCAGATTCGTGCGCATTGTCGTCGCGCGCCAGTTCCATGATGCCGTAGTCGATGTTGCCCCAGCAGCGCGCCAGCTCAACGGCAAGGTGAATGGTCTCGCCGGTCACACTCTCGCCACCGCGGGGCAGCTTGAAGAAGGCGGTCGATGCGACCTCCCACTGGCGGCAGCTGGTCTTCGCCTTCTCAATGGCCCGCGCCTCGTCACGCGGACAGCGCTGAGCCACCGTGACGGCGGCCTGCACCTCGGCAACGGCGCGGCTGTGCTCGACGCCGGCAGCCTGGCTCGCCACCTCGCCGCGCGACTGGCGCCGGATATCCTCTGCTGACACCTGCTGGTTCACTTCGCGCTCCCGAGCAGCGCGGCAGCGGCAGCGAACGGATCGCCTCCCGCCTGCCGCCCGCCGCGCGCGGTGCGACCGGTGGCCCGGGTCGCATTAGACCGGGCGGCCTTGAACATCGGGACACCGACCTCATTGATGAGGTGCCACATCACCCGCAGCGATGCCTCGATGTCGACGGCGGCATCGTGCGCGCCCTCCAGCGTCTCGCCGAAGAAGTGCTGGATGCACTCGCCCAGGTTGGGCGCCTTGGGCCCGGGCATTCCGGCGGCGATCATCTTCGGCGTCGGCGGCAGGTTGATCACGAACTTGGACCGATACAGGGTGCAGAAGTTCGGGCAGCTCGGCTCCCATTTGAAGCCCTTGTGCCGCGCAGCCATGATCCGCATCAGCCGCCGGTCGAAGGATTCATTGTGGCCTACCATCAACTGCGCCGATCCCGCCCAGTCCAGGAAGCGCTCGACTACCTCGACAGGATCGGCTCCTTCGTCCATGGCGCGCTCGAGCGTGATGCCATGCGCTTCGAAGGCCTTGGCCTCCATCACCGCACCAGGACCAGGCCTGACGATGCTGACGAAGCGGTCGACTTCGCTGCCGTCCATGCTCTGGCGGATCATAGCGATCTGGATGACGTGGGGCTGATGGGATGCGTCCGAAGGATCGTTCCAGGCGGGCAACCCGGTCGTTTCTACGTCATAGCCGAGGATCATTTGCGTTTCCTTTGGTAAGGCCGCACAGGGCGCGCCGGGGTGGATGCGGCACGCTCAATGTCCCATCCGTCGCGGCGCACGCGCTGACGGATCAAATCATGTGAGAGGCCAGAAATTTCTGCGATTTCCGACAGCATCAGGTGTCGGCCGCGCCATGCGTAGCGCTGGTTGTTCTCGCGGTTTCTGTTTTGATCGACGCGGCTGATCCAACGGCAGTTAGCCGGGTTGTAGCCGCGGTCGTTATTTTCCCGATCAATGGTCAGATCGGCTGAATAGCCATTGGCTTCAGCCCAGGCGCGAAAGACCGCGAAATCGCTCCATTCAGAGCAAACTTCGATCCCTCGGCCACCATAGCGCGAGAAATCCTCGTGGTCTGGGTTATCGCACCGGCGACGCATTTGACACCAGATCCGGTACAGCCTGGTGCTGGTGTCGCCATGTGTCAGCCGCGCCTTCTTGGCAGCTTGCGCGCGGTTCGAACACACTCGGCAGCGGGTGGATTGCCCCAGCCTCAGCGCCGACGGCAAGACGATACCTTCAGCACCGCAATCACACACGCAGTGACACCGATGCCGCTGACGCCCTGATACCTCGCCGAGGCTGTGACGCTCGACAGTCCAGTTGCCGAAACGGCTTCCAACCGGAATTGGGATGTGTTGGGCCATCAGTATGACAGCTCCCCTCTCTCGATCGCCTGATTGATGAGCGCCCGTTCGTAAGGCGCCATCATCAGCTGGCGGATCGGCTTTTGGCGTGAGGTGTAGGCAGGCCACTCGCCCGACTTGAGGCAGTCGGCGAAGCGGTTCAGCGCAGCCCTGTTGCGCAGGCGCGCGAAATCGATGTCGACGTCGTCCAGCTGGTCGATGGTGACGACGTACGGATATTCCTTTTCGACCGTCACCAGCACGAACTTGCGCTTGGCGGCGCCGTACAGCTGCTCGATCACGTCGAGATAATGGGCGGCCGACTGGAAGTAGCCGAAGCGGGTGGCGGCCCGCTCATAGACATCAAGCGATGCGTCCGCCGCGGTCTTGATGTCGGGGATGATCTCCATCGTGGTCGGCAGAACGTCGGGCCGGGCCCGCATGTAGACCTGCGTCTCGGGATCAATAGCCACCAAGGTCATTTCCGGTGTGCCAGCTGTCAGCAGCGCCTGCGCCAGCTCGTCATTCTTCAGCTGGTCCGCCATCGCCAGGCACATTTCGTGCTGCGTCTTCGTCAGCACCGTCCGCCCCTTGCGCGCGGCATATTCAGCCGCAATCCGATAGTCTTCGAAGTCGCGTGCCCGCGGATTATAGCCCTCGGGCAGCACGTAATAATGGGTCGCGAACCGGTCGTTCAGCAGCAGCACGTCGTGCAGCGCCTTGCCGATGGCGAAGTGCGCCTTCTCCTTCCGGACAGGGCGCTCCGGGTTCATGCTGGAGTTCGCCCAGTAGTGGCGCGGAGATTTGGCCGAAATGAGCTTCAGGCCGCTGCTGCTGACCGATGGCCGGACGCAGATCTCGTGCCCGTGATAGTCTTCGGCCGACACGTCAGGATAGGCGCCAGGATGGACGATCAGCCCGTCCTCGTTAAACGGCGGGGCAAATAGCTCGTTCATGCCGCCCTCATCGCTTCCATCACGCGCCGATCGCGTTCGGCCTGGGGCAACGTGTGGAAGTCGGGAGCTTCCCGCACACGCTGCGCCGCGCGCTCACCGGGGGTGAATGGCAGCTCTCGCGGAGCACGCAGATTGTTGATGTGGGCGATGATGCTCATCCAGCCGCTCCCAGAGCAACGGCCACCATGAGCACAGCGCAAAAAGCCGTGAGAATGACAAGAACGGCGGAAATCGAGCGCGGATCATAGACGCGCGCAAGCATGTCGCGGCGGTATGCATCCTGATCGAAAGCCCAGTGGCCCCGCTCCGGCGAAGGGTCGGCGCGACCGGCAAAGGGAGACTTGGGGGTATTGCCGGCCGCGCCTATCGTCGATGTTCCACCAACGACGAAAGTGCGATTCCTATGAGCGAGACGATTACGGTCCCCAGAACAGAGTGGGAGTATGTGAAGGCTCTGGCTGAGTTCGGCGCCCTGGCTGCGGCTTTCGCAATCAGCCGCACCCCCGGGCTGAGCGCCGACGATCCGCCAGCCAGCTTCGATGACCTCATCGGTCATGCTGTCCTCCAAGCTGCTGATCATGCGCAGGGCGAGCGACAGGCCGATGTTGTGGCTGCGTCTCAGTGGATGGCTCGCGAACTTCGCGGCGTTTATGCAGGAACTCGCTGAGGGCTTGGCGGTCGGCAAGCATGCGCTGGCGGTCGGCCTCACGGTCGGCCGCCATTTCCTCGCGCACGATTTCCCGTACGCGGTCCTCAGTCAGTGGGGATGCTGAATTACTCAAGGTCGGCTCCATCCGCGCTGGATGGAAGCCGGTCAGTCAGCGCCCATCAGCAGGTGATGAAGCCATCTACAAAGCTTTTGTAGGCGCAGTCAACAACTCTTTTGTAGACCGCCAATCAGCCATTGCGGCAAAGGGTTGCTGCCGACGAACTCCGCTACGATGAAGCTCCCAAGCAGGACGAGTCGCGAATCATTTTCCAAAAGCGGTATTTTTCCTCATTCCCCTCGGCCAACCACGCCTGCGCCACTTTGCCAGACGCCAGACATCGATCATGCGAGGTCGCATTGGGAGCGTTATTTACCATCGCGTATTGCTGTTCCGCCGTTTGAGCAGGACTGGGTTCGGACTGTTTGACGACGAAAATGACCACTAACAGTATGATGCAAGCGGCTATTGCATAGTTTCGCCAATCAAGATTCATACTCGACGTCCGAACCATTCCACCCGTCCCATGATCTGAACCTCTTCAGCTGTCCGAACGTCTGGCTGATACCTAGAGTTTCCGCTTATAACTCGAATGGAAGGCGGCTCGGATCCATGAACTTTCTGAAGATATTTGACGACATAGCCATCGCCATCCCAGATACAGAAGGCACCTGGCTGGGCAAGGGATCGCTTGCGTTTGTTCACGAGTAGTTGGTCACCGCTTTTGTACTCCGGCTCCATTGAGTCGCCTTCGACATCGACCAGAATCATATCATCTGGGAGGAAGCCAAGTGCTTCAATCAAGCGACGGGAGAACGCCACCATGCGCATCTCTCCCTCGCCCGTTCCTCCGCCCCCCATCCCGGCGTAGGTCGGTAGCTGCGCAATCATCACTGCATCTGAAGCGGGATCGAAATGACGATCATCATCCTCCAGGTGATCAGCACCCTCGGCATTAGCTAAAGCCCGTTCGACATATCGTAGCCAAGCCGGGACCTTTTTGCCGTTCTTGATGAAGTTGAAAATGTGCTGCTGCTGCAGCTTCACCTCGAATCCGTCGGCGTCAGCAAGAGGCTGAGCACGTTTAGCTAACGCGCCAGGAGACAGATCCAAGCGCTCCATTTCCGCCTTCAGCCATGCAGCTCGTTGTCGCGCGATGTCCATGCATCGGGCTTCTACAAAAAGTTTAGTCGCGTGAGGCTGTACAATATTCTTGTTGATTAAACTACAATTGTTTTGTAGTGCTGGGATCATGGCACAGTCAGCACTCCACCGCGCCGTTGAGGCAATGTCATCGCAGTCCGCTTTAGCGCGAGCCATTGGAACCTCTCAGCAACGACTCTGGAATTGGCTCGATAAGGGGAAGCCTATCCCTGCCGAATTCGTCCTTAAAACGGAAAAAGCTACTGGCATTCCCCGGCATGAACTACGGCCGGACATATATCCGGCTCCCACAGCGAGCAGTGAGATGCCACCCGCCGAAGCCCCTTCTGAAGAGAGGGTGGCGTGACCTATCGCCCCCAACCTACCGTGTTCGTGTCGCTCGCCCGCATTCGGAAGAACAACCGGCCGCGGCCGACAGCCGCCCAGCGGCGAGCTGCGCTGCCCATCGAGATCGGCCCGGATATTTTCAGGGGTGATCGCCATGAGGCATGATGGCTTCAATCTGGCCGCGTATGGTATCCGACGCTTCCCGGATTTCGAAGCCCAAGTCATGATGGACCTCAATGGCGCGTTGTCGAGCAAGGTCGACAAGCTGCCTGGCATCTCCGCCATCGAGCCGGCCATACGCGATCTGATTGAGCAGGAATTGCGTAACGATCTCCAGAGCCAAAACACCTTCGGCGACCTGATCCTTCGTGGCAACGTCCATGCGAATCCCCTTACAGTCAGCGGCGTAGGAACCATGACTGTAGCGGCGGCGGGGGCGACGTCCAGTCGCTCCCTCAAAGCGGGTATCCGCCCATGATCGTCTGGCTGCCTGGTCCTTCGATCGAAGGCTTTCAGAGCCTCATCCCCATGCAATTCATTTCCGTCGATGCCCTTCGGGTTGCACCAGGCATTGACACCCCGGCCTGCACGCCGGGTTCCAGCGCGGCCGATGTCGACCTCTCCACTGACTGCATCGGTCGCGCTCATTCTTCCTTCCCTGTTCATGGTCCTGCTCTGGCAGGCGCGGAGCAATAGCGCAGTGTCGACGTCTACCCAGCCTTCGCAAGTTGTTGCCGATGATGCCGTTTATCGAGCGCTCTCGCTCTTCATCGGGGACGGCAGACGCTACTCCGTTCATGACATCGAGATCGGTATCCCCGGTTTGAAGGCTCGTACGGTATCGAGCTGGATAGCAAATGCCCCTGAGAACAGGCGCGCGCCGAAGATGCGCGACCTGATCCGCATCGCCAGCTTCCTGGGCGAAGAAGGCGTTGTCTTCCTGTCGAAGGCTCTTGGCGTGATCGGTCTGGGTGCGCACAGCCTCACGCCGCGGCCCGGCGATCCCGGCATGGTCATCGCCACTCTTGCCCAAGGTGTCAGCCAGTTCGCCATCCGCGGAGCAGACAATGTCTACTGCCATGTCGACCAAGGTGCACTGGAGCCAGTCGCGGATGAACTAATCGCGACGCTCGTGCCCTTCTCTTCCCGAGGGTCGAGATGACTGAGCCTTGGCCTTTCGGCGATCTGCCGATGTTCCATTACAGCCTGATCCTCGCCGATCCGCCTTGGTATTTCCGAAACTACTCATCGAAGGGTGAGGAGAAGAACCCCGTCGCCCATTATGACTGCATGGACGCGGCGTCGCTCGCCGCGCTTCCCGTCAATCAGCTCGCCGCGCCGGATTGCGCCATGCTCATGTGGGCGACCGCTCCGATGCTCCCTGAGGCCATCACCCTTCTGAAGGCGTGGGGCTTTACCTTCAAGTCGGCCGGCGCTTGGGCGAAGCAGTCTAGCACAGGCGAGAAATGGGCGTTCGGCACGGGCTATTGTTTCCGGTCCGCCGCCGAATTCTTCCTTCTGGGTACCATTGGCAAGCCCAGGATCATGTCGCGCGCAGTCAGGAACCTGATTGTCGCGCCAGTGCGCGAGCATAGTCGCAAGCCCGATGTTCAGTACGAAATGGCCGAGCAGCTGTTTGCCGGACCGTATCTCGACCTGTTTTCGCGGCAGTCCCGCCCGGGCTGGGATGCATTCGGCAACGAGTCAGCGAAATTCGACGAATTCCCCGGTCCGCGACGGGACCGAAAACAGAGCGATGGGGCCGGCAACACCCTGACAGGCGGAGGGAAGGCGGGGGGCAAGTCTCTACCCCTTAACCGCACCGTTGAATCGCTCTCCGTCGCGCCCCTTTTTGACGGAGCAGCCCTATGATCCCCGCGATTATCTTTTCCGCCGTGACTGCCACGGTGGGCTTCCTCGGAGGCTGCCTGTGGGGTGGCCTCAGCATGGTAAACAAGCTAGAGGCGGCCGAACAGACTGGCGCCGAGTATAAGCGTCGGCTGAACCGCATTCTCGAGACCGAGCGTACCGACGTCGAGCAGCATCCCAAGCTGCAGATGCTTTACTCGGTCGCAAAGGGGGAGCGGGTCTGATGCGCCACAATTCCCTTGGGCTATTTTCGCGGCTGGGTCTCCTGGCCGCCATGGCAATGCCCATGCTGGCGTCTGCGCCTCAGCCTGCGACCATTGAAGAGCGCACGGCGCGGCCGTCGAGCAAAAAGAAGGTTGCTCGCCGGAGAATGATTGCCGGCGGCTACAAGCCCAAGCGCAGCAAAGGCGCTCAGGCGGCGCGCAAAGGCAAATCGAACCGCAATCTCATCAGTAAGCGCATTCGGCGGAAACATCGTCGCGCCGCGTGATGCCCCGAAGCGTCCGGTGTCGCCGATCGCCGGACGCCTGTTCCCCCATCGGCACCATGAAAGGAACGGAAATGCCCAGAGGCAGGAAAGCCGATGACAAGCCGATCAACGGCGAGATCCCGAAGCCGGATTTCGCGCTGGCGGTCAAGTTCTACAAGGAGGATATCCGCCCGGCGCAGGCCAAGGTTGGCGAATTCGCGCAGGAACAGTCGACCGCCTACCAGGCGATCAAAAAGCAGGCGCATGTCCATCCCGGCGCGGCGAAGCTGGCGTTCAAACTGCACGACATGGAAGATACGAAGCGGGACGACTTCCTGCGCTCGCTCTACGGCCTGATGCAGGAACTCGATATCGGCCTTACCCGCGACCTGGTTGACGCCATGGGTGAAGGCGAAGCGGACCAGATGCCGACCCGCGAGCGCAAGCGCCCGACCCTTGCCACCGTGTCACCGCTGAACTGATGCGTATCCTCGGCCTCGATCCTTCCAAGCGCTCCATGGGCTGGGCGCTTTGGTCACCTGGCGATCAGCCTGCCTCCGGCGTCTGGGAACTGGGCTCCGAACTCACGTCGCGTGGGACCGTCTTCGCGCGCGTCCATGAAAACATGATGGCGCTGCACCGGCTGGGAGAGATCGAGGCCGTTTTCTACGAGGACCTCGTCAACATCGTGCCGGGCTCGCCGGTGCCGACCAACAAGGACTCGATCCTGCTGGCCGCCGGCATTGCTGGTCATATCGAGAGCTTCGGCGAGGCCATGGGCTTCCGCATCATTCGGCCGGTTCACCAAGCCACTTGGCGCCGACATTTCATCGGCAAGATGAAACGCGGCACGAAGTCGGTCGACCTGAAGGCGTACGCCATGGAGCGCTGTCGCCAGCTGGGTTTTCGACCGACGAAACACGATCAGGCCGAGGCGATCGGTGTCCTCGATTACGCCTGCGCCTCTCTCAACATCATCCCGCCGTGGAGCGCCTCTGAAGTGCTGCGCCCGGCGCTCACCATCTGAGGAATTCCCGATGACGAAATCCCATGGGCACCAACAGATTGCGCTCTTCAACGGCTTGTTGAAGCGGGCCCAGAAGGGCGAGCCGGGGCTGTCGAAAGGCGCCATGGTGCTGGCCTACGACTTCGAAAACGAAGAGCAGCTCAACCACGCACTAGATGCCCTTTCGTCCAGCCAGCGCATCGCCATCGACATCGATGGGCGGTTTCCCTCCATCCGGATCTTCAAGAACAAATATCACAGTGCTCTGCCGCTGAAGCGGCCGCTCTATCTCTCGTCCGGTCAGGCGCGGCAGCGCGCCGAACCGCAGATCGCGGTTGCGCCCGCAGCGGCGCCCGGCCATGCCGCGTTGTCGCCACGGCCGCTGGCACCCATACCGGCACCGGCACCGGCCCCCGCATCGAGCGGCCGCGTACAAACCGCCCCCCAGCGCGATAGCCACGAAGGGGTGCCCGCGCCGCGTCAGGTCGCGTTCCGGATAGCCGACAATGATCTGGCCTGGATCCTGAGCGAACTCGATACGACGGATCAGCCCATCTCCTTTTCGGCACTCTGCAAGCAGATATTCCAGGCTGAGGTGGATCGCCGCCGCACGCCCGCCGGTCCAAAGCACAAGCTCAGCGCCCGCGTCCTGCGCACGGCGCGCGAGGAGGGCCTGGACCTCGACACCTTCGTCACCAGCCTGATCGAAGTCGGGCTGGCAGCCCGTGAGATGAACCGGAGGGGCATCTAAAAATGGGCTTCGTCTACTTCATCGTAGCGGATGCGCCGAAGAGGATGGTCAAGATCGGCTATACCGCAGGGCACCCAATCGATCGCCTCCGTGCCCTCCAGACCGGTTCGCCGGTGCAACTGGAGGTCGTTGCGTTTGTCGAAGGCGCAATAGCTCTGGAGCAAAAGCTTCACAGGACATTCCGGAAGCTGCGTACGCAAGGCGAGTGGTTCGTGTGCGAAGGGAAGCTTCAAGAACTGGTTTGGTACCTCAGCGACGAGTTCGGCAAGGCCGCCCCTCCGGGCACATTCGATGCCGCAATTCACGACGTCGTGCTCGCGGACCTGCCCCCGCATCCTGCCATTGATGCCGATTACTTCCGTGCGACCGCTGACCCGAGGGAATGGCTGGCGGCATGAGCACCGATGGCGGCTACGTTCAGATCTATCGCAGTCTGCTGGATCATCATGCCTTCCGCAATCAAGCCGAGGCTATGGCGTTTGCGGCGCTGATCCTGCGTGCGAGCTGGCGTCCGTCGCAGCTACGGTACAAGGGGCGGTCCATTAGCCTGCAACGTGGGCAGCTTGCGGTTTCCATACGAGACCTCGCGAACGATCTCGATCGCGACAAAGCGTGGATCGAACGATTGTTCGCCCGCCTCAAACGCGAGACGATGATATCGACAGTGGTTGAGACAGGCATCACTGTCGTAACCATATGCAATTACGACGAATATCAGCGTTTCTCAGATGTTCGCGAGACAGTCTCCGAGACACGCGCCGAGACAGCTGTGAGACAGGCGCGAGACAGCGGTGAGACACAGAACAATGAAGGGAATGAAGGGAATACCTCAGAGGCTAAAGCCTCTTCGGTAGCGAAGCGTGCACGAAGCAGTTCGCATCCATTCCCTTGCCCGGAAGGTGTCGATCCTATCGACTGGGACGCCCTGAAGGCAAACCGACAGCAGAAGCGTGCCGCGCTCAGCGAAGGTGCCCACAGGCAGATCATGCAGAAGCTTGATCGCTGGGCACGCGACGGCTGGCCGCCCGGTCCCATCGTCGCGCACGCCGCCGAGCGCGGCTGGACCACCGTTTTCGAAACCGATCAAATGAAGGCAAGGCCCAATGCGACAGGAAATCGCCATTCAACATCAGGGCAGCACGGTTCTGGCTTCCGCGACCCCGTTCTCTCTGACCTCGCTTATGGCGTTGGTTCCTGACTGGCTGAACCGTGGCCTGTTCGAGGACGATCACTTCGCCCTGCCGCAGGTCATTCCTGCTGGCGGCCCGAAACAGCTGCGCGATGTCGCCCAGCGGTTCCGTGACAGTCTGAGCGACTTCGCGGTTCGCCGCTTCGTCCGGGAGGAGACCGTAGAGGAGGGCAAGCCCCCGCGGCGGATCTTCGACGATCCGCTTGATCAAATCCTGGGAGAGTTGCGGCTTCGCACGGTCATCCGGCAGGAACATCAGGAGGAGGCTCGTGCGCGTTTCCGCCTCCTGCGCGACGATTGCCGCAAGCACCCCACCGAAGCGGTGCGTGAAGGGGCAATCGCCTATGCCGCGAAGCACAAGTTCTTCCCGGCCGGCTATGCCGAGATCCGTCCCTTCATCATGTCGGCCGAAAACAAGCGCGCCCGCACCATGCACCGCCTCCTGCAGACGGCTGACAAGGCCGAGACGCTCATGGAGCGCCAAGCCCGCGTCGACGCCGATCCTGTCGACCCTGCGGAGGTCAAGGCGTTGCTGGACGAACTTCATGCCGCCGGCGCGGCTAAATCTGCTGAGGGCCGGAAGAAGGATTATTCCAACGTCCGTATGCCCAGCGCCGACGAGCTGGCGAAGGTCGCGGCCGAATTCAACGGAGCGCGGTCCTCATGAAGCGCGCGATGGAAATCGAATGCCTCTGCGGTGCGCGCGAACCTGATGCCGGGCAGGCATTGCCATGCCGCTGCTGGTGCTGCGGCAAACCGACGATGGGTGAATGGAATGGCGCTCGGCGAGCGAGCCGACCAGCGGAAGGAGGCCTGTTTTGAATATCCGATCGACGCTCGCGCCATACGCGCCCAGCATGAGGGAGCCCGATCCCGCTGCAGCCCGACGGCTTGCGCGACAGGCATTCCACGAGACCGGCTTCATCGTGCTGGACCCCGCGTGGATTCAGTCGTGGGGCGATCGAGAACTGGTGAAGGCGATTGCTGCCAAGGTCCACGGAAAGCGCAAGGCATAATGCTTGAAGAAGTATGGAAATCGATCCCCGGCTTGGAAGGGTACTATGAGGCTTCGAACCTTGGGCGAATTAGAAGCCTGAGCCGATACGTTGCTGGCGGCGGAGAACATACGGGAGGTCGATATCTAAGGCGTTCCTCCTCCAAGATCCTTTCACCGGCACCGGATTCAAAAGGCTACTTGATCTTCAAATCATCCGTGGAGGGCAGAAAATCGCGACAGGCTGTACATCGGTGTGTGTGCGCTGCTTTTCACGGGGCCATGCCCCAGGGAATGACCGATTGCCGGCACAAGGACGGAAACAAACTGAACAATCGGGAGGAAAATCTTGCCTGGTCAACCAGATCAGACAACCTCTTGGATCGCAACTCGCATGGTACCGATACGCGCGGTGTAAAGTCACCGTCGGCGAAGTTGAGCGAGTCTCAGGTCTACGAAATTAGAGAAATGTTTGATCGTGGCTTATCCATTGACAAAATAACTGACCACTTTCCGGTCAGTTATAGCCAGATCTATGCAGTGGCGAAGCGGATACAATGGAAGCACTTGGCCGAGAAGGATGTGAGTCAATGACGAAACAGGGGCCGGATCGCCAGGACGTGCGCGAGGCAGAGGAGCAACGGGTGGCAGCGCTATTGCAGCGTGATGCTGATGATCGGGAGCGGGAGCGGCGCCGCACGATCGCCGTTACGCAGGTGGAGAGCGGCGAATTCGCCAACCTGGACGATACCGTCGTTCCGCCGACACCAGAGCAGCTGGAGAAGGGCCAGTTCGTGCCGTACACCCCGCGAGGCGAGAATGGGACCGTGCGCAGCGTCAGGACCGTTCGGCGGCTGCTGATCAGCCAGATCGCCTATCTCTACAGCCACGGCGTGCTGGACGACGACACCTTCGCTGCCTGTCGCTGGTATAAGGACAGGTATGAGGCGTCGGAACTGGAGCCATCCGCTCCCGTGGCCAGCTATGGAGAGAGCGTCCGCGGCGACGCAATTTATGGGCATCTGCCCCGATCTCAATGGGCTGCCGAAGCGCGATCCGATTTCCGCTATGCGCAGAGCTTCATTCCGCCCGACGTTGCGCGTCTGTTTGACCTAATCGTTCTGGAAGATCAAACACTTACGGCTTCAGCATCTGCCTCTCGCGTCGGCTATCGAAACATCAAGGCGGCTTTCCTCAGAGGCGCTCTCGCACTGCACGGGGGCATCGCCAATCGGCTCCAGATCGAAAAGAGATTGCAGCGGCCTTGACTTGGCCGACAACTCGACTCATACGGTTGTGCAATCTCTAATAGGCGCGTCCATTCAGTGGCGCGCCTTTTTCGTTTAGGTTTAGTGTCTTAGCTGCTGCGACTCGGAACAATGTTCTGAAGGCGGCAGACGCCAGCTTCCGCCGTCGGGCAGCGCTCACCCTTGCAATCAACAGACGCGTCAGGCTCGACCGAGTGCAGCTGCTCGCGCCGGCGGCGGGAGAATGGAACCATGGCCAGGCCGAAGGGCGACGCCAGCAACCTGATCAAGCGGCTCGAGGCAGCGCTGACTGTCGCCAAGCCCCGTGACGTGGTCGACACCACGGTGATGTCGAAGATCGTCGGCATGACCTGGCGCAACCTGCTGGTGACGCACATAGAACCTGATCCCGGGTTCCCCATCCAGCGCCGCGGCGCCGAGGGTGTGGCCTGGGAGTTCCAGGTGGTGAAGGTGCTACGCCACATGATCAAGCGGGCGCGCGAGCGCATGGCGGTCAACGAAGCGGCGGCGCGGCGGGCGCATCAGCTGACCAGCTTCACGGTCCCGGAAGACCCTGAAGGGCCGATGAGTATCGCTGACCTGAGCAAGCTCGCGGATCTGACGATCAAGGCCCAGGCGGAGAAGACGAAGCAGCGGCTTCACGTGCCGGCGGCCACCGTGCGGGATTTCCTCACGCGCTACAATTCGACGGTCGTGGGTGCGATTCTGGGGGTTTCGCAAAAGGCGGACCCGACCGGCGACATGGAGCCTGCTGTCCGCGCGCTGCTCGACAACGAGCTGCGCAACGTGGCGGCTCATGTCGGCGCTCAGGTCGACACGTTTCTGAAGGAGTGGAGTGCGGGTCTATAGCAGGCAGGAGCTTTCGAGCGCGATCGAGCAGATCGGCGCCGACGGTTTCTGCGCCGACATCGGAGAGATAGCCCGGGAGGTCCGGCCGCATCTCATCCCGCCAGAAGACATCGGCACCATCGAATGCGCCGAGACGTCGCGCTATTTCCGCTCCCCCAAGGGCGACGAGAAATATCTGTGGAGCCGTTCCCAGACGCCGTATCTGGTCGGGCCGGCACGGTTCGGCCTGGACGATCCGAATTGCCGGGAAGTGATCATGCCGAAGCCCGGGCGATCGGGCGGCACCGCATTGTTCGAATGCTACGAGCACAAGCTGATGAAGCACGGGCCGATGCCCGACATGCTCATCTATTTGGGCTCTGACAGCGAAGTCGACAGCTACTGCGACAAGGGATTCCGGTATCTCTTCGAAGATCATCCGGACATCAAGGCCAAGATCGGCACGGGGCGAAGCGACGACAAGCTGAAGGCCAAGAAGGTCGCTGGTCGGTCCGTCGAGGTGCTGCAGGCCAACAACAAGACCGTCACCGGGCGTCAGGCCGCCTGGATGCGTGTCGACGAGTTGGACACCTTCCCGAAGGCGCTCTGCTCCAACTTCCTGGAGCAAACCCGTATTCGCGGGCGTCAGCTGGGTTCGCACCGGAAGGTGGGCATCACGTCGCACCCTGACATGGGCTGGGGCTCAGGGGTCGCGCAAGCATGGACGACGTCCTCCAAGGGCATCTTCATCATGCAGTGCCCGAACTGTGGCGGGCACGCGTCGCCCTACCCTACGAAATTCTGGCCCGACGTGCCGCGCTTCCGGCTGATGTACGAGAAGCAGCCCAAGAACGCTCGTTGGACACTGAGCGATCGCTTGAAGGTGGCTGAACAGTCCGCCGTCATGCAGTGCCCGCATTGCGACAGCGGGCTGGACGACAAGCAGAGGTTCGCCATGGTGGACGAGGCTTCGGCCGGCCCGACGAGCGGCTGGATGCACGAGGGCCAATGGCTCGATGTTGAAGCTGGCATCATGGGCGAGCCTGACGACAATCCGGCCCGCGGGTTCTGGATTCATGGCCTGATGGTCAAGGCCATCACCAATGCCGAGCTGGCGCGGGATCTGGAGGGCGCCAACGCGCACTACGAGTCCACCAGGAAGACCGACAAGCTGCGCCAGGTGTTGGCCAAGGTCTTCGCCGAGATATTCGAGGGCGCTGGCGCGGGGCAGGATCTGGACAGCGCGGGTTTACAGAGGCGGGCAGGCGGTGGACCGGACCCCGCCGACGGCGGGCGACCAGACGATCATCGGTTTACGATCGGCCGATGCCCGCCGTCCGTCCGCTTCATCACAGCGGCGGTCGACGTCGGCCATGGCAAGTTCGACATCAGCTTCCGCGGTTGGGATCTGGAGAGCCGGTCTTGGTGGATCGATCGCTCGACCCTAACCCAGCGGCGATGGCCGGACGGAGTGTGGCGCGAGTTGCGGCCGACCGATCGCATCGATGACTGGGACGTCCTGTACGAGATGGTCATCGATCGGCGGTTCCCAATCATCGGCCGGCCTGGCTGGGTCATGCCGGTGGCGGTCGTATGCATCGACAGCGGCGATGGCAATGCCACATGGAAGGCGCGGGAATTCGCGCGGCGCTCGATCAAGAACGGTCGCTTCTGGGGCACGCGGGCACACCCCTGGCCCCGCGTGAGGCTGATCAAGGGGTCCAAGAAGGCGACGGCGCCCGCGCTGCCCATCGTGCCGCGCAGGGTCAGCAAGGACGAGCATGGCCATGAAGTGACGCCCATCGTGCTGGAGTTCGACTTAGGCGTGCATGGGCTCAAAGAGCAGGCGGTGGAGCGGCTTGGCGTGGCCGACGGCGGTCCTGGTCAATGCGAGTTCGCCGAGGGCATCTCTTCGAACCATTTCGACGAATATTTCGGCGAGACGCTCAAGGATGGGAAGTGGGAACGCAGCGGCCCGAACGAAAGCCTCGACCTGTTCGGCTACGAGGAGGCAGGTCGCCAGATGCTGCAACCCGATCGCAAGGACATCAAATGGGATGAGGGGAAGCTGCCGCCGTGGGCAACCCCCGTCCTAGTCAACATGGGAGGAGGTGATCTCGCGGTTGCGGCTGAGGGACTGAATCCCCCCTCTCCGCCCAGCAAACCCAAGCGGGGCAGTCTTCTCCAACGCTTCGAAGCGCTCAACAGCAAATAGGAACCGACATTGGCAACAGCAGAGGAAATCAGGGGGCACATTGCTGACGTGCGCGCTGCGCGTCTGCAGTTGCTCAAGGGTGAACGCGTCAAGGAAGTATGGCGCGACGGCCGCCGGCTGACCTTCAGCGAGATCACCATGGACGGTATCGAGAAAGCGCTGTCGGCTTTGGACCAGGAACTGGCGGACGTTCTTGCCGCCGATGAGAGCCGCCCGCGCCGCCGGGCTATCGGCATCCGGTACTCGAACTGATGGAGAAGCCGCGCATCAGGATTCGAGCCGATGGCACCTTGCCCGAGGCATCGAGGCAGGCGCTTTTCACAGCCTATGGCAATGGGCGACGCGATGCCGGTCGCAGCGACCTCCCTGAAATGAACGGCTGGAACCCGCCTCCCGGCTTCGCAGGCTCGAACAGCTATGGCGAGCGCGACGCCATTCTGGGCCGCGCCCGGGATCTCGACAAGAACAACGCGTGGATCAATGGCGGTCTTGATCGGCGTGTCGAATCCGTCATCGGCGGATCGATCCGCCTGGCCGCCCAGCCTGAGCTGACCATCCTCAATCGTGATTACGACTGGCGGATGAAGTGGACCGCAAAGACGGAGGCCCGCTTCAAGGTCTGGGGCAAGGATATCGAACGGCGCTGCGACGCGCGCCAGACCCTCACATTCGGCCAGATCGCCAAGCTCGCCTATCTCACCTACCTGCGCGATGGCGAAGCGGCAGCGGAGATCCGCGATGACCAGCGTGGCATCTCCAACACCACCAACGTCCTGCTGTTCGAAGCCGAGCGCATCAGCACCCCAAGCGATCGTATGCTCGAAGAGGGGCCGCTGCTGCGCAATGGCATCGCGTTCGCCTCGAGCGGCGCACCGATCGGCTATTATGTGGCGTCTCGGCACCCCGCCGACAGCGCTGGCCGGCAGGGCGCGGATCGCTGGGATTATGTTCCGCGCTTCGGGAAGACCGGACGAGCCAAACTGGTCCACGTCTTCAGCCCGCGCTTCGCCGAGCAGAATCGTGGCATATCGCGCTTGGCTGAAGCGATGGTTCCGGCCAAGATGCTGGACCGGGTGGACCGGGCCGAAGTGCAAGCGGCGCTCAAGGCCGCAATCCTGTCTTTCTTCATCAAGTCGCCCGGTTCGACCGACGATCTCCAGCAGGCGCTGGCGCCGACGGGCAACGATAATGAGGTCGACGCCTGGGTCGAACAGTATCTCGACTATCGCACCAAATCGCCGGTCCGCATGGACGCCGCGCAGATCATCCATCTGCTGCCTGACGAAGATGTGGTCACCCCGGATGCGAACCATCCCAATACCAACTATCCCGCCTTCGCCCGCTTCGTGCTCCAGAAGGTCGCCGCGTCGCTGGGCATCAGCTACCCGCAGCTGTCGCAGGACTGGTCAGGGATCAACTATTCGTCGGCGCGCGCGCTGCTGAACGAGCTCTGGCGCTCCTTCCTGGAAGACCGTGAGTTCTTCACCCAGCAGTTCTGCACACCGATCTATGCCGCCTGGCTGGAGGTCGAGGTTGCGAATGGCGACATCACGATCCCGGGCGGCCCCGCCAACTTCTACCGCAACAAGACGGCCATTTGCATGGCCGAATGGATCGGGCCCGGGCGCGGATCGGTCGATCCGCTCAAGGAGGCGAACGCCGACAATCTCGACACGGCGGCAGGGCGCAAGTCGACGGTCGAAGCCATCCTGGAGCGCGGCCGCGATCCTTCCGACGTGCTGGCCGAGGAAGACTGGTACCTCAAGGAACGGGCGAAACGGAGCATGGATGCTCCCAACCACAACGTGAAGGCCGCACCAACCGGCGCGGAAGATGATCCAAGCGAGACAGAGCCGGCCGGCGTTCCGCCGGCGCAACCGGAGCGCAGGGCCGCATGACCGACTTTCCTCTCTGGGCCGAGCGCCTTTACAATCGTCCGCTGGCGCTTGACCGGTTCAAGAATGAGGTCCTGTGCGAGTTCGCCCAGACTCGCATTACCGGCGAACGCCCCAAGAAACTGACGGCCGCCACGCTCGATCGGGCCGATCTCGATCCCGAGCGCATTGAGGCAAACGAGGGCTTCGCCACCTTTCAGGGTCCCAACGGCGTCCGCCGCTGCTTTGCGGCTTATGGCGACATTGCCGTCATTCCGGTTCGCGGTTCGCTCGTGCATCGCGGCGGCTGGCTCGATGCGGAATCGGGCCTGGTGGGCTATGACTTCCTGCTGCGCCAGGCGCGCGCCGCCTCTACGGACGACAGCATCACCGGCATGATGCTACCGTTCGATTCCGGCGGGGGCGAGTGCGCCGGCATGTTCGCCGCGGCCGAGGAGCTTGCCAGCATGGCCAAGGCCGAGGGCGGCAAGCCGATCTATGCCTATCTCGATGAGCGGGCCTGCAGCGCGGCTTATGTGCTGGCCAGCGCCTGCGACAAGATCATGGGGCGCCGCGAAGTGATGGGCGGCTCCATAGCGGCCATCATCAACATGGTCGACAAGTCGAAGATGTACGAGAAGGCCGGGCTGGAGCCTATCGTGATCCGGGCCGGCTGGGCCGACCGGAAGGCTCGCTGGAGCGGTGTGGAGCCTGTCGACAAAGAGACAATCAGCCGGCTGGAAGAGATTGTCGATGAGGCCAGCGAGCAGGTGGTGGAGTTCGTCGCGGCGATGCGCGGCGATCGCGGCGTGACCGCCAAGTCCCTCAAGGACCTGCGCGGCGAGGTCTTCACCGGCAACGACCTGCTCAAGTTCGGCCTCATCGACCGCATCGCCTCCGAGCGTGAAGCCTGGGACGCGCTGATCGCCGAAGCCCGGTCTGCCTGACCGGCCAGCACAGGAAAGCATCATGACCATCAGCAAGCGCCTCGCCGCGCATCGGGCCTCTGCGCCCGACGAAGACCCCGAAGTTCCGAGCTCGCCGGCCGCCCCGGACGAGAACGAAACCCCTGAGAATCCGAAGAAGAAGGATGATCCAATGCCCGATGAAACCGAAAACAAGGCGGCCGTCGATGCGGCCCGCACCGAAGGGCACGGTGCGGGCTTCAAGGCGGCCAATGATCGCATGGCCAAGGTCCTCGCCTCCGAACATTATGTCGGTCGAGAAGCCCTGGCCCAGTCGCTGCTCGCCAGCGAAGCCCTGACCGCCGATGACGTCATCGGCCATCTGGAAAAGGCGCCCAAGGCCGCCGCATCCACCACGACGGCGCTGTCCGAGGAGCAGCAGCGCGCCGCCGCGGAGGAGGCCGGTCGTACCGAGATGAAGGCCGCGCTCGAACAGACCACCAACAGCAACATTGACGCCGATGGCGGCAAGAAGCCGGACAAGAAGGCGGAAGCCGACAGCGTCTGGGCCAAAGCCTACGGCCTGAACAAGGAGGGCAAGTGACATGGCCGCTGTGGCATTCAACAATAAGCGCTCGTTCTGCTACCTGGGCGAGAGCGCCGCGCTCAACATCATCAACGAAGAGATCGTCATCGCCTCGGGCGCCGGCGTGCTCGATCCCGGCACCGTGATTGCCAAGATCACGGCGGGCGAGAAATATGTGCCGCACGACACCGCCCTGTCGAACGGTGCAGAGCTGCCCGAGAACGCCGCGATCCTCGGTCATGCCGTCGACGCCACTGACGCCGATGTGAAGACCGTCGCTACGGTGCGGGGCCCCGCCACCATCAACGGCAACATGCTGACGTACAAGGCCGGCATGTCGAACGCCGCCAAGATCGCCGTCCGCAACGCCCTGCGCGCCAAAGGCATGGCGGTCCTTCCCCAGCACGCCGGCGAATAACCGCCCGCTTTTTCTCGAAAAGGACCATCTATCATGGCCATTTCCATGGCAGTTTTCGGCGGTGACGCTTTCACCCAGGCGTCGATGATCCGGGGGCTTGACCGCCGCCCCTATGTCCCCAACCAACTGGACAGCGTGATCGGTTTCGAGCCGGTGCGCGCGACCACCGACACGGTCTATATCATCGGCCGCAAGCGCTACATGAGCCTGATCCGCACCACGCTGCGCGGCGCGCCGATCGAAATGGCGCAGCCGGACGACAAGGATGCCCGTCCGCTGCGCATCCCCCGCCTGGCCAAGGGCGACAAGCTCTACGCACACGAACTGGCGAACATCAATCCGCTCGAGGATGAGACGGAAACCGACCGCGCCGCGGCCGAAGTCGCCAAAAAGCAGGACAAGCTGATCGGTGATACGGAAGCGACCTTCGAATTCCAGCGGCTCGGCGCGCTCAACGGGCTGATCCTGGACACCGACGGCTCGACGCTGGTCAACTTCTGGACGGAGTTCGGCATCACGCCGCCGGCGGACATTGATCTGACGCTGGACGATCCGAACATGACCATCGGCCAGCTGCGAGAGAAGATCGCAACGCTGATCGTCATGCCGATTGCCAAAGCATCGGGGGCCGGTAATGACCCGCGCTTCCGGGTGAAGGCCCTTTGCGGCGACGGGTTCTGGTTCGCCCTCACCGGCCATCCCGCGATCGAGAAGACCTATCTCAACCAGGTCGCCGCGGCTGAGCTGCGCGAGGAGCGGCTGTGGGAGGAATTCAGCTTCGCCGGCGTGACTTTCGTCCACTACCGCGGCACCGATGACAGCTCGACCATCGCGATACCGACCAGCAAGGCGCGCTTCTTCCCGGTCGGCGTGCCGGGCATGTGGCAGCATGTGATGGGCCCCATGAACGAGTCCATGCCGCTGCTGAACCAGCCGGGCCGCCGCTACTATCCTTTCCTCGAGAAGGACAAGAGCGAGAAGCAGCAGTGGGTGCAGCCGGAGATCTACTCCTACCCGCTCTTCGTCAATGCGCGTCCGGACTTGGTCCTGACGGGCACCATCTGAGGAGGCGCAGATGGCGAAGGACAAGATCCTGAAGCAGAAGGTCCACCATGACGGCGTCAGCATGGTGGTCCTGAAAAGTGGGGACAGATATGCGGTCCCCGACACGCTGCGCCAGTCGTGGATCGACGAAGGCGTGATCGCCGGCAAAACCTCCAAGGAGATCGCGAAGGAGGAGGAGGCTGCTCGGGCCGCCGCCGCCGAGCAGGAGGATGAGGAAGAGGATGGCGACGTCACCCCCCTCTTCACCGCGAAGCACATCGCCGGCGGCCTGTTCGAGATCACTGGCCCCGGCCTCGAGCAGCCCGAGCGCGTCAAAGGCAAGGCGGAAACCGAAGCGCGCGTCGTGGCGCTGACGGAGGCCTATGAGGCGCAGCAGGCCGCCAACAATGGCGGTGGTGGCGCCCCGATCTGATGCCATTGCCCGATCTGGAGAGCCGCACCGACATGCTGTTCTCCAAGTCCGACCAGCTGCTTGGCGACACCATCACGGTGAAACCGCCCAGCAGCGCGCCGATCGCCCTCAAGACGCACGTCAGCCACCGCGACAAGACACGGATGCTCGATTTTTCGACGGCCACCGCGCAGGATATCCTGATCGAGCTGGACAAGGTCCTGTTTCCGACCAAGCCCAACTCCACCTGGCGCATCACTCTGCCGCGCCTGCCAGGCCGGGTCTTTGCTCCGCGCGAGGTCAATACCGACGACAGCGGCTTCCGGTGGGAGTTCGGCGTCACGGAGGTGCCGGGTGCCTGAGCCGATGGCAGCCGTGCGGAAGGTGCAGGCCGCCATCATGGGGGCCATTGCCGTGGTCCGTTCCGACCTCACCGGCTATGCTGATCGCTCCACCGCCGAACCACTAAGCGACGGTGAGTGGCCCGGCTACGTCATCCGCTATGAGGTGAAGTTCCATCTCTCACCCGAACTGGGCCAGTTCTTCAACGATGCGCTCTTCACCTTCGAGGTGCAGAGCGGCAACACCGCCGGCGCGTCGCTGGATCAGATCAACCAGCAGGCGATCACCGACATCTCCAATGCCCTGCAGGCGGACCCCACGCTGGGCGGCATGCTCGAAGACATTCAGCCGGTCGGTTCCGACAACAGCCAGCCCGACAGCGCGGACGTCGGGTCAGCCGTGCTTCAAGTCCGCGCCACCTATTACACGCTGGTCCGCAATCACGAGGTGATTGTTGGGCACGGCGGCCAGCTCTTTCCTTAACCACCGGAGAAACGACCATGGCTGACACGCCAAGCGCGCCGCCGTTGCCCGACGGCAGCGTGGACTTCAACGCGATCCATGCCGCCGCCCGGCAGAATCACGACCTCGACAAGGCCGTGGCCGAGGCAACATTCGTCCATCCCGACAAGCTGGCCGCAGAAAAGTCGGCCGCCAAGGCTGCAGCCGAAGAGGCGAAGGCCGAGCGGGAGCCCACCACCGAAACCAGGCCCGCCGCAAAGGCTGGCAGCAAGGAGTCCTGATCCATGGGCTTGAAAGCCAACAAGACGGCGCTCGCCCTCGCGCAGCAGCCCATCATCGACACGTTCGTCCAGCCGTCCGCCTCCACCGAGGTCATGCCGGTGTCGAACGTGAACCTCAACATTCAGGGCGTGACGGTCCAGAATGAGGAATATACCGGCTCGATCCATCGCAACGGTGACGAGGTGATCGGGAAGAACGTCACCCTCTCGTTCAACGTGTATCTGCGCCCGCCTGCCGGCGGCGCTGTGCCGGGCGCAAACGCGTTTCTGCCTGGACGCATCCTCCAGGCGGCGAAGTTCACCGAGAACCGCGTCTCGACCGCCATTCCTGCCGCGCCCGAGGCGATCGGCGCGAATCCCACCACCTCGGCGGTAACGCTGGGAACCGCTGCCGCCGCGACGGCCAACCTCTACAAGGGGCTGCTGGTGTCTCTCGCCAGCATCGGCGCCACCTACGCGCAGCGCCTGACGGCGATCCGCTCCTATACCGCGGGCAAGCTGGCCACGCTGATGGAGACGCTGGCGGCTGCGCCGACCGGCAATTATCAGATCGTGCCGCAGCTGGCTTATCAGCGCTCGATCAGCGAAACCGATCCCGATCCGCTGTCGCAGTCGATCTGGCTCGATGGGCTGCGCTTCGACCTGGTCAACATGCGGGTGTCGGGCCTGCGCATCAACCTGCCGGTGTCGACTCGCCAGCAGGGCGCCCTGCCGATGCTGGAAGTGACCATGACCGGCACCATCCAGGCGACGGCCGATGAAGCCACGCCCGCCATCCCTGCCCTGGGTGCGGTGCCCAAGTTCCGGGACGGCGACCTGTGGATCGCCGGCAAGGCCGTTGGCGGGTCCTCGCTGATCATTGACCTTGGCCTGCGCACGGCCGCGCCCCCGAACCCGAACAAGCCTGACGGCTCGGACGCCGAGGAGCTGGTCGAGAGCCGCACGACCATCACAGCCGATCTGCAGAAATACAGGAAGGCGGTCTTCGACACGATGGCGCTGGCCGATGCGCAGGCGCAGCACGCCGTGTGGGCGCAATATGGGTACGGTCCGGGCGCCGTGGTGAGCGTGAACGTGCCCGACGCGCGCTTCAACTATCGATCGCCCAACATCGGGCAGGACCATGTGACCGAAGCCGGCGACCTGTTCGTCGATGCCTTCGATCGCAACGTTTCCATCGTCTTCCCCTTCTGATCCGGAGCAATCTGTGGCCTCCATCCCTCTCGAATCCTCCCACATCAAGCGATTCACCCCCGCCCTTTTCGCTGACACCGAAGGCGCACCTGCCTTCCAGCTCAAGGCGGGGTCGCGCCGCGACCGCCTGCGCCATCAGGAGATCATGGCCGAAGAAAAGGTTCAGCACTTCGACCAGGCCAGCATCCGCGCTGAAACTCTAAAGGGCCTGGAAGCTCTGTGGTCGCCCGACGATTTCGAGCAGTGGGAGCCTCGACTGCGAGCCTTCTGGGATGCGCGTGATGACTGGGCGAAAGAGAATGAGAACGCGGAAAAGCCGACGCCGTTCGACTATACGGACTTTCCGGAAAGCGAGATCCGCGCCCTGGCGGCACGGGTGGCAGAGAGTTGGCCGCCGCTGCGCAAGATGGCTGTGGCTAATCTCAAGTTCCAGCGCGAATTTCCGAAGCTGGTCGCCAGCATCGTGCTGGTCGGGTGGACAGGTGTCGAAACGCCGGTTCAACGCGCGGATGGGCTGATGTCGCTCGACGCCATCGATGACCTCGAACGGGAGATGGCGAAGCGCGAGGAAGAGCTGACCGGGAAGGCGAACGGCAACGCATTTGCCGAGCTGATGATCGAATGCACCGGCCGCCTCTTCCTGAGCCCGAGCGCGGAAAAAAACTCCGCATCGCCGCCGCCGTCATCCACAAGCCTGCCGACTTCGAACAATGGGCAGGCGTCAGCAGCTGGTATGTCGAAGGTGTCGGCGAGTTCCGAACCAACCCCCGAGATCTGATCGAAGACGGCGATTTGGAACTGATCCACATCTATCGACAGTGTGATCGTGGAATGATGGGGTATGTCTGGCCAGATGGCGGGGCGCTGCTGGACCAGCCGAACGTGCTGATCCAGGCCTTCAATATAGTCGGCAATGCCTTTCATGAGTTGAAAAAGGCGGACTCGGTCTAGCCGCGCTGCATCCTGATTTCATGAAGTAGCGAAGTGGCGCTGAGGCAGCGAAAGGCGGTCAGCAATGGCCGCCTTTCTTATTTCTAACGGAGAAAATGAATGGGAAGCGTCTATCGCACCTGCGCGTGCTCAGATGAGATCTGCCGCAGAGACGGCTGTCGCCTAGTTCGGAATGAACACATTCACCAGCGCGTCTCCGGAACCCAGCTTAAGGTCCACCACATTGTCGACGATGCCAAATTTCTTCGCCTCTTTGGGGGAGAAATTGAAGTCGACGGCGCCAAAACGCTGCGCAACATCGTCGTCCGACCAGTTCGCAACGGTTTTGAATGGCTCGGCGATAAGATCCGTATTGGGCGCACGCTGTCCCGCATGTGGCCCTTCGGAAAAGGTTGATTGATGGGTGGTGAACATGCTCAGCGGTGCGGCTGTGCGTTTTCGCCCCGCCAGAAAGATGGTCACGGCGATGGACCCGCATGGCCCAGCCGCGTGCGTGTAAACGGGTATGGGCAGCATATCGAGATAGTTGAAGAGCCCTATGCCGGACGTGACATCTCCGCCTCCGCTGACGATGCACAATGTCAACGCCGGCTCACCATCGGCTACAGCGGCCCAAGCCAAAGTCTGTGCATTGCGGACCCCCTCAGGCGTTATGGCGCCCTGGTAGAATAGATATCTCATGCTTCCCCCGAATCGAGACTGGTTCGGGATCATTGTGAACAGCCTCGGGGCGCCCAGCAATGGGCGCCCTTTTCATTGGAGCTTGCATGGCGCGAGTGATCATCTCAGGGCCGGATCAAAGCCGGTTCCGGGACTTCGAACAGTTTTGCCGGCGGAAGCTGGAGCAGGTAGCGTTGCAGGCCTCGCACGAAGGCGGACGCCTGGCGCTGAGCAAGATCCGGCAGCAGATGGCGGGTGCGAACCTCGGGCGGCTGGGCAACGCTCTTGGCAGCAACTCTGACCTGTCGGAGGGCCGAGGTGTGTTTCGCCGCGCCAATGGCTTTTCGGCATCGTCGAACGTGCATATCCGTAGCGGTTCAGAACGAGCGCGCGGAGCCATCAAAAGCTATACCGAGGGCGCCACCATCCGTGGCGTCAAATCTCCATGGCTTTGGATCCCCGCAACGGAGATGCAGCGCCGCGTCAAGGGCGGCTGGCGGCTAACGCCCGGCCGTTGGCAATCCAGCGGCCTTGAGGCCCGGTATGGACCGTTGTTCATGATCCCCGGCCGCCATGCCGGCGAACAGCTGCTCGTCTTCAAGGATGTCACGGCTCGCCTCTATGGCAAGCCGAACTTCCGCCCCATCCCCAAGAGCGGCCGGATTAGGGCGGGTCGGGAAGTTCGTGAGACCGTGGTGGCCTTTGTCGGCATTCGGCAGACGTCCCGCGCCGCTCGGGTCGATGTGCCCGCCATCATGACCGAAGTCGAAAACGCACTGCCCTCCCTCATCATGTCCGCCTTCAGGAAGGTATAACTGTGGCCGAAAGCAACGTTTTTCCTGCCTTCATTCGCCTCCAGGTCGATGATCAAGACGGATTTGCCCAGTTCAACACGAAGCTGGCGAACGAGCTGAACCGCGCCAAACGTACCACAGAGGTTTCGCTTGGTGAAATCGAGCGTGTGATATCCGGCGCCATCACTGGCGGACAGATCGGCAATTTCACGGTCGACACCAAGGGGGCACGCGAAGCCGCTGTTGCCTCGGAGCAGCGCGCAGAGAGCGCGCGCAAGATGGCGGTGGCTCTTCAAGTCGCCGCCGCCAGCGAGAACAACTATTCGGCCGCCGCTCAGGCAGCCGTCGTTGCAGCGGCGCGAGTGGCGACGGAGGAGACGGAAGCCGCCAGGGCCGCCCGTGTCCATGCCGATGCGGTCGACTATCTGAAGCAGGCGCTGGATCGTCAGGGCGTCAGTGTCAACGATAGCGTCGATCACAATAGCCGGCTCACGCGGAGCAACAGCCAGTTGCGCATGGCCTATGTGCAAACGGGCCAACAGCTGCAGGACGTCACCATCAGCATGATGGGCGGCCAACGCGCATCGGTCGTTTTCGCACAGCAGTTGCCGCAGCTTGCCTTCGCGCTTTCCGGCTTGGGTATCCAGGCAGATGGGACGCAACGTGGCATCGGCCGCCTTGCAACGTTTTTGTCAGGACCTTGGGGCGTGGCCTTCACTGGCGCGGCATTCGCCGTCGGCATGTTGGTTGAGAAGCTGTGGGACCAAGATGATGCATCGAACAAGGCCGAAAAGTCGAATATCGACTTTAGCAATAGCATTGTAGCGGCCACTGGGTTGGTCGGAAACTACACGACAGCGATCGAAAAGCTTGATCAAGCGACGCGCGGATTGATCAATACACAGGCATTGATGATCGACAATTCTCTTCTGTACGCACAGACGGCAGAAAGCCAGCTGTCATCTCAAATCAGCGCTATCGACAAGCAAATGACCGCGTTGAACCAGAAGCCATCTTGGCTCCAAAATATGCCTGGGTTCTTCGATACGACTGGCTCGGCTTTGATCAAGCTCAGACAGGAACGCGCAGAAGCGGAATCGCAGCTGGCATCGGTTCGCCGATCGCTGGCCGCTGCACAAACAGCGTCTGAAGCGCGCTCAGCCGCCGAATTGGCAGATCCAGACCTAGCTGCTCGTGGAAAAATCGAGCGAGAGCGCGCGCGTCTCATCCAACAACGGCAGGAGACTATCGCGCAAGGACCAGTCCCGCTGGCGAATTTCACCCCGCTCTCGAAGACGGATTTCGACCGGCAGATGGCCGACTTGGCGCGTCAAGAGAAGGCCCTCAAAGACATCCGATCAGGTTCGTCTGTGTCGCGGTTGAACGCACAAGCGAAATTGGATGCGGCAGACTCGCCCATCGAGATCGCGCGCGCCGAGCTAGCATTGGAGAAGGCGAAGAGTGCAGAGCTTCTCAAGCAGGGCAAAATCGACGAACAAGGATATCTCGCCCGCGTCCGTTCGAAAGAAGTTGAGGTTCAGCGTCAGCAAGGTTTGAAAGAAGCCACTGCGCAAGGCGCAAAGGCCCAACGCGAATACGAGCGGATGGAGAAATTCATCGATCGCTCCGGGGAGAGTGTCCAGCGGATAAATGAGCGCTGGAACGATCAGCCAAAGCTTTTGGATCAAGCTGCGAAAGATGCTCGCGCACTCGACGATGTCATTGCTGGTATTGATGCACGACTTGCTAACTCGAAACTGACTTCTGCCCAACGGGAACAGCTGCAGGCCACGAGGAGGGAAGCTGAGGCCACGGCCGATGTCATCCAGAACGGCCTCACCAAACCCTATCGCGATCTGATCAAGCAAATGGATCAGGACCTGACCATCGGCCAGTTGATCCTCGACGGTCGGGAAGCCGAGGCCGATGCACTACGCACTATCCTGGCGCTGAAGGAAAAGACCGGCTCCGTCGACGCCGAGCAGGTGCGGAACATTGCGGAGCTGACCGAGAAACTTCGCGAACAAGAGCAGATGATGCAAAAGCTGCGCGATCAGCAGCAACCGTATCTCAATGCCCTTGCCGACATGCGGTCTAGCATCACCGAGACATTTGCGGATTTCCGTACCGAAGGAGCCAGCGCGCTCGGCGATTTCGTCAGCCGGTTCCGCAGGACATTCGACAATCTGTCCGCCGAGGTTCTGTTCGAAACCACGTTCGGCGACATATTCCGGGAGATCGAGAACGGCATCACCGGGCGCGACAAGGAGTTGCGGACCGACGTAATCAATAAAGCGCTGCTGAGCACCGCCGCCAAGGCGGAGGTGCTGGGGAACAGCATGGCGGAGGCTGCCAACAAGATCGCCAATGCGCCGGTGGCGGCGGCAAACGACAACAGCGCGCAGGAGGCATATGCCGAGATCGTGGTGACCGGTCGTAAGGCCATGGACAAGCCGGTCGAATTCCTAGCCGGCACCCTGGAGAAACTATTCAGGAAATTCCTGCCGGACAATCTGGCCAAGGAGGTCGGCAAATATGTCTCCGAAGCCGTGCAGGGTGCAGCCTATGGCCAGATGGCAGGCGGGCTGCTGCTGGGCAGTTCAAACAGCAAGATCGGCAGTTCGATCGGGGGCGCGGCCGGCAACATTGTCGGAAAGGAGCTGACCAAGAATTTGACCGGCCTGCTGGGCAAGTTCGGCGGTCCGCTCGGCTCCATCGCCGGCGGCATCCTGGGCGGCGCAATTGGCGGCCTGTTCACCTCCGCCAAATGGGGCACCGCAGCTGTGTCCGGCAACAGTGATGGCGACGTTTCGGTCGGTGGAAACAAATCCGCCTATCGCAGCAATGCGAGCCTGGCGGCGACCTCGATCCAAAGCGGGCTGGCGTCGATCGCAGAGCAGTTCGGCGTTGATGTGGGCGACTATGCCGTGTCAATCGGCCAGTATAAAGGCAAATGGCGCGTCAGCACGACGGGGCGGACCGGCAAGCTGAAGGGTGGATCAAGCCGCACAGACATTCGCGACTTCGGCGAAGAAGGCGCGGAGGACGCCATCAAATATGCCATCGCCGACGCGGTCAAGGATGGCGCTCTGCAAGGCCTGCGCGCCTCGACCCAGGCGCTGCTGGCGGCCTCTGACGATGTCGAAGCCCAGCTGCAGAAGGCGCTGGATTTCGAGGACGTCTTCTCCCGCCTCAAATCGTACAAGGACCCGGTTGGCGCGGCGCTCGACACCCTCGACAAGGAATTCAAGCGACTGCAGGGCATTTTCGAAGAGGCCGGCGCCTCTGCGGAGGAATACGCCCAGTTGGAAGAGCTGTATGGCATTGAACGCGCCGCTGCGGTCAAGGAGGCGGCGGAGAAGGTGACAGCCTCGCTGCAGTCGCTGTTCGACGATCTGACCGTGGGCAATGACGCACGATCCCTGCGGGACCGGCTGGTCGAAGCGCAGGCGGCCTATAATCCCCTCGCCCAGCGCGTGGCGGCCGGCGATACCACGGCCTATGACGATTATGCCGACGCGGCCCAGACGTTGCTGGACCTGCAACGTCAGATTTATGGCTCCAGCGAGGAATATTTTCAGCTGCTGGATCAGGTGACGGCGCTTACAAAGACCCGCATCGATGCAGAGGCCAATATCGCCTCGATTTCCGAAGGACGGGACCCACTTTTTGCAAGCGATACCAGCTTGGCCCCGGTGGTCAGCGCAACGGAGTCGCAGACGGCTCAACTGGTGTCGGTGCTCAAGACGGAACTTGGCGCACAGCGGTCTGATCTGCAGGCAATCTCCAGCAACATCATTGCCCTGACGCGGTCGATATCAGTTCAAGGCGGATCGAATGACGGCGGTCTCACCGTAGTCAGGAACAACTTCTAAATGCTGCATATCCTCGCGGAAGTCGCTCCCCTCAAAATTGCTGACGGGAGCCGGCCGGTGCTGCGCGCGTCATCGGCGCAAGACAGGCGGCTCAACGGTGTTGCCGGTCAGCGCTGGTGGCCTGCCATTACAAAGCTGCCTTCCCTCGCCATTCCTCTGTTCGACGGAGATTTTACAGAAGAGGTTGCGCCGGGCAGCGCCAGTTTCACTTTGAGGCTCGAGGCGCTGGCCAACCTGGACGCATCCGTCCGCGCCTATCGCTGGGCGGGTGCAGCTGTCTCGCTCTATGCCGTTGACGACGGACTGAGCCTCAACGCGGCTGGCAGCTACGACGTCCCCAGTCTCGATGCTACGCGGATATTCAAGGGTCGGGTCGAGAGCTTCGCGATCGATGGCGGCGCACTTAACATCACCGCCGACGTCGACCAAGAGCCTTTCAACAAGGACGTTCTCAAGCTCACCTATGCCGGCACGGGCGAGGCCGAGGGCGGCGAGGACCTGAAAGGGCGCCTGAAGCCCTGGATCTTTGGCCGTGCGCTTAATGTCGAGCCGATCCTGATCGACAGTGTCGACAATGTCGTACAGTTCTCGGCCTACTCCATTCAAGGCATCTCGGCATTGTACGAGCGCGGCTCCTCCTTCGGGCCCAGCATCGGCAATTATTCGACCTATGCGCAGTTGGTGGCCGCCACCATCCCGGCGGGCCGGTGGGCAACCTGCCACGCACTGGGCATGGCGCGCCTTGGCGCCCCGCCATATGGCGTCATCACCGGCGACGTCGACGGCGACAACGCTACCGGGTTCATACGGCGAACAGGCGCCATCATTCGGCGGGTCGCGCTAGCGTCCGGCGTGGCACTGGAGCAGATCGACACATCCTCGCTCAATGCGTTGGACGCCGCTGTCCCCTACAACATCAATCTGGTGCTCACCGAGCAAATCAGCGTGCTCGATCTGGCTCGGCGGCTTGCGCTTCCCTGCAACGCTCAGGCCGGTCTCGACTTCCAGGGGCGCCTGTTTGCCGTCCGGCCCTCGATCGGCTCCCCAAGCCTCACGCTGGACGCGCAGGGGAGGCAGCTTCCCCCCGTCCGCCGCTGCCAGGAAGCCGACGTCAGCGCACCGTACAAGCGCATCATGTTCGGTGCGAACCGGAGCTGGCGGGTTCACACGTTCGATGAGATCGCCTTCGACGCTGAATTGATCGACCGCGGCGATTATGATCCCGCCAAAACCTACCGACGCGGCAACATTGTCAGCCTGCCGAATGGATCGCGCTGGCTGTATGTCTCCGACACACCAAAAAAGGGCTCGCTCCCCTCCGCGACCAACACCGACTGGGAGCTGATGACTGGCGCCATCACTGCCGGCAACATCACCTATGAAGACGGCACTCCGGTCGAGGATCTGAAGCCCGCAGAGCCCGGTGCCACTGACGGCGCTTCCCCAGAAGAAAAGGACCAGCTGTCGCAGTTAGAGGCGGATTCGGCCGCCGCGCAAGTCCGAATGGAACAGGCCGACGCCAAGATCGCTGACCTGTTCGAAACCTATGGCGATAGTGCCAGCGCCGCTCAATCCGCGTTGGCAGCGGCGAACTCGGCGCAGACGGCGCAGGATGCCGATGACAATGCCCAGCAGGCCCGCGACCTTGCCCAGGGCGCTCGGGACGCGGCAGAGCAAGCGTCGACCAATGCCAGCAATTTCGCCAACGCCTCCAGCCTGTCGGCAACGGCGTCGGATCAGGCGCGCGGGCTGGCAGTCACCGCCAAAACGGCGGCAGAGACGGCGCGCAATCAGGCCCAGAGCGCAAAGGCTGATGCTGAGGCGGCGTTCAACAATTCGGCGACGGCGCGCGACGCCTCCGTCGCGGCGAAGACGGCGTCGGAGACGGCACGCAACCAGGCCCAGAGCGCAAAGGCAGACGCCGAAACCGCGTTCAACAATTCGGCGACGGCGCGCGATGCCTCGGTCGCAGCCAAGACGGCGGCCGAACAGGCCCGCGATAATGCCCAGACCTATGCCAGCAACGCCAACGGCAGCGCGACGGCGGCGGCCGGATCTGCCAGCACGGCGACGCAGAAAGCAACCGATGCAGGCAACAGCGCTACGGCAGCCGCCGCGTCGCAGGTGTCGGCCGCGTCGTCCTATGCCGACGCCCAGGCGCTTGCCTATGTCAGCGCGCCGCTGCTGATCTCGACTTTTGCGGAAGGTGCGAAGCACTGGACCGCGTCGCGATTCGGCAATCCGACCACGGTGGCGAGCGTCGGCTCGGGTGTCGCTGTCAACGATGCGGATCTTGGGGCGGCATTGGAGTGGAATAGCTGGACCGCCGCTGGCACCAATGTCCTGTCCAAGGGTGTCATCCAGATCGTGCCGGGCCGCATCTATGAGGTGACGGCAAAGTTCAAGATCACGGCATCCGACGGCAGCGTCGGCATGAACGTCATCCTGGGGACGATGGCGGCCAACTATGCCCAGGCATCGGTCAGCTATGTCGGCAGTCCTTCGATCGACTGCAACGGCACCGGCATCTTCACGCTGACGCGCAAGTTTGCGATCGGCGGAGGCACCAACATCACCTCGATCCCCGTGGACGTCCTGACCGCCCGTCCCGGCCTGCGCATGACCACGACCGAAACCGGCGTCGTCCTGCGCGTGAGTGAGATCCGCGTCAACGATGTGACCGAGCGCGAGGCGGCAAGCAACCATGCCTCAGCCGCCGCGACCAGCGCGTCGTCAGCCTCGACCAGTGCGAGCGATGCCGGCGAGTCCGCGACAGCAGCGCAGGAGAGCGCGACCAACGCCGAGACTAGCGCGGGCAATGCCTCGACCAGCGAGCAGAACGCATCGACGTCGGAGACGAACGCGGCCGGCAGTGCGAGCGCGGCGCTCATCAGCCAAGGTGCAGCGGCAACCAGCGCGAATAATGCGGGGGATAGTGCCGATGCGGCCAGCACCTCCGCGCAGACGGCATCGAGCAAGGCTACCGAGGCAGGACAGAAGGCGAGTGCGGCAGCCCAGAGCGCGACCAATGCAGCGACGTCAGCCGGCAACGCCAGCACTTATGCGACGCAGGCTTCAGACAGTGCTGATGATGCATCGGGAAGCGCCAATTCGGCGAGCATCAGTGCGGGCGCGGCGGCGCAGTCGAAGAATGATGCTGCAGGCAGTGCCACGGCAGCCGCGGGATCTGCCTCGACCGCGTCGACCAAGGCGAGTGAGGCGGGGCAAAGCGCGACGGCGGCGAACACCAGCGCCGTCTCGGCAAACTCGACCTACAGCGCGATGATCCAGTCGCAGGCGGCATCGCCCGTTCTGCCTCATGACTTTTCCGATGGTTTGAACCAGTGGACCGGGGATCGTGGCGGCAGGCCGGATCAGGTCGCCGTCGTCAACGGGACCGTCATCGGCGGCGACGGCAACTTCGGTCGCTGCGCCGATTTTACCTGGTCGGTTGCGGGCATGAACGTCTTGACGCGCGGGACGGTTCGAGCGACGGCAGGGCGCTATTATGAGGTTCGCGCGCGCATCCGCGTGCGTCAGGGCGACGGCAGCTACAGCTTCAACATTGTTGGCGTCGGGCTGGATGGCAACGGTGCCGAGATCGCCACCGCGCTGTCGGGCACCGCCACCGTTGATGGCACCGTCAGCGAGATCGTCGGGCTGTTCTCCAGCGCCGCGCTGAATGGTGCCGCCGCGTGGCCTTCGGGTAGCATCTCCCTGCGCTTCGGTCTGCGCCTCAACAGCGCCGAAACGGGCATGATCGTCCGCGTCGGTTCGATCCGCGTCGTTGATGTGACGGAGCGTGTCGCCTCGGCGCTCAGCGCCTCAGCCGCCGCGACCAGCGCATCTTCGGCATCCACCAGTGCGGGCGCGGCCGGTCAGTCGGCAACAGCCGCGCAGGAAAGCGCCACCAACGCCGAGACTAGCGCGGGCAATGCCTCGACCAGCGAGCAGAACGCATCGACGTCGGAGACGAACGCGGCCGGCAGTGCGAGCGCGGCGCTCATCAGCCAAGGTGCAGCGGCAACCAGCGCGAATAATGCGGGGGATAGTGCCGATGCGGCCAGCACCTCCGCGCAGACGGCATCGAGCAAGGCTACCGAGGCAGGACAGAAGGCGAGTGCGGCAGCCCAGAGCGCGACCAATGCAGCGACGTCAGCCGGCAACGCCAGCACTTATGCGACGCAGGCTTCAGACAGTGCTGATGATGCATCGGGAAGCGCCAATTCGGCGAGCATCAGTGCGGGCGCGGCGGCGCAGTCGAAGAATGATGCTGCAGGCAGTGCCACGGCAGCCGCGGGATCTGCCTCGACCGCGTCGACCAAGGCGAGTGAGGCGGGGCAAAGCGCGACGGCGGCGAACACCAGCGCCGTCTCGGCAAACTCGACCTACAGCGCGATGATCCAGTCGCAGGCGGCATCGCCCGTTCTGCCTCATGACTTTTCCGATGGTTTGAACCAGTGGACCGGGGATCGTGGCGGCAGGCCGGATCAGGTCGCCGTCGTCAACGGGACCGTCATCGGCGGCGACGGCAACTTCGGTCGCTGCGCCGATTTTACCTGGTCGGTTGCGGGCATGAACGTCTTGACGCGCGGGACGGTTCGAGCGACGGCAGGGCGCTATTATGAGGTGCGCGCGCGCATCCGGGTTCGCCAGGGCGATGGCAGCTACAGCTTCAACATCATCGGCGTCGGGCTGGACGGCAACGGCGCCGAGATCGCCAACGTGCTTTCAGGGACGGCGACAGTCACCGGCACGGTCAGCGAAATCGTCGGGCTATTTTCCAGCGCCGCGCTGAATGACGCGACCGCATGGCCTTCCGGCAGCGTATTTCTGCGCTTCGGCCTGCGCCTCAACAGCGCGGAAACAGGCATGATCGTCCGCGTCGGATCGATCCGCGTCATTGATGTGACGGAGCGTGTCGCCTCGGCGCTCAGTGCATCGGCAGCGGCGACCAGCGCGTCGTCAGCCTCGACCAGTGCGAGCGATGCCGGCGAGTCCGCGACAGCAGCGCAGGAGAGCGCAACCAACGCTGAGACTGCGGAGGGCAACGCCAGCACCTACGCAAATCAGGCGTCCGAGAGTGCTGATGACGCATCTGGGAGCGCGTCTTCGGCGAGCCTCAGCGCCACGGCAGCTGCTAAATCAAAAGACGATGCTGCGGGCAGCGCCACGGCAGCCGCCGGATCTGCCTCGACCGCGTCGACCAAGGCGAGTGAGGCGGGGCAAAGCGCGACAGCCGCCAATACGAGCGCGGTGGCAGCCAACGCGACGTTCACGAACCTCAAGAATACGGTCGCGAACCAGAGCCAGGCGCTTCCCTTCGACTTCAAGGATGGCAACACCTACTGGACCAATGACCGAACCGGCGCTCCCGATGCACGGCCTCCTGCAAGCGGCTCCCTGTTCGCCAATGACCCGATCTTCGGCACGGCGTCGTGGGCGATTGATGACTGGAACACGGCTGGTCAGAACATTCTGACGCGCGGTGTCGTGCCGATTATCCCCGGCCGCTTCTATGAGGTGCGCGCCCGGTTCCGTGTGGCCTCCGGCGTGCCGCTCGATTTCAACCTCGTGGGCGCGGGCATGGCGGCCGACTATAGCGGGACGGCGTCCGCCTACCGACCCGGCCCCTCCGTCACCGTGACGGGCGCCGGCATCTATGAATTGGTCGGGTTGTTCTCGGACACGACGGCCAACGGTGCAACCGCGTTCACGTCGGAGGCGGTCTGGGCGCGGTTCGGCCTGCGCCTCAACAGCAACAAGGCGACCACGGTTCGGGTCCAGTCGATCCGCGTAACCGATGTGACCGACAAGCTGGCAGCGGCCAACAGCGCGTCGGCGGCCAGCGGATCGGCGAGCAGTGCGTCGGGATCGGCGACGGCAGCCGGAGCCAGCGCGGATTCTGCCAGTGGCTCCGCTAACACTGCCTCGACCAAGGCTGCCGACGCACTGAGCAGCGCCAATGCCGCGCAGACCAGCGCCGGGGCGGCCAGTTCGTCTTCCACAGCAGCGGCGCAGAGCGCTTCGGCGGCATCGTCCAACAAGGTGGCGGCCGAGATCGCGGCGCAAAATTCGCTGTTTCTCGACGCTGGCTATGTCGCCGACTTCACCGGCAGCAATCTGAATGGCTTTGCGGCGAACGTGGCTACCCTCACCGCGACCGCCAATGGCATGGTAGCGACGCCTACGGCCGGCGATCCCTATGTCTTCCGAAACGGCCTGTCGATTCAGGGATCGCGCTTTACCCGCGTTCTGATCGACCTGACGCGCAGCGCCCCCTCGCTGGGCGGCTGGGACGGCAAACTCTATTGGGCGACGTCCGACCATGGCTGGAACGGATCGTTCTTTGCAACCGCTGTGCAGGGCGAACCCAAGGTCGGCGAAGCCATCACCCTGGTCTTCGACATGCCCAACGCGACGGGTGGCGCCGACTGGCTGTCGAGCACCATCACCGGTCTCCGGCTTGATCTGGACTCAACGTCCGGCGGCGGCAGGCAGTCGGTTATTCGCTCGATCCGCGTCATGGGGCCGGACAGCGCCGCACCTGCCAAGCTGGCCTCCGCAGCGGCGACCAGCGCGTCGAGCGCGGGCGGTTACGCAGACGCTGCGGAGCAACATGCAGGGGCCGCCGAGGAGAGCGCCACCAGCGCAGAAACGTCGGCCAGTAACGCATCGACCAGCGAGCAGAATGCCTCTGCCAGCAAGACCAACGCCGAGGGCAGCGCCAGCGCGGCGAGCCTAAGTGCCGAGGCTGCTGCCCAATCCAAGAGCGACGCCGCTGGCAGTGCAACAGCAGCTGCCGGATCGGCGTCAACCGCATCGACCAAGGCGAGCGAGGCGGGCCAGAGCGCCACGGCCGCAAACGCTAGCGCCGTGTCGGCGAACTCGACCTACAACGCGATGATCCAGTCGCAGGCAGCGTCGCCGGTCTTGCCATCGGACTTTTCCGACGGCCTCAATCAGTGGACCAATGATCGGTCCGGTCGGCCCGATCAGGTCGCCGTCGTCAACGGCACCGTCATCAACGGCGACGGCAACTTCGGTCGCTGCGCCGATTTTACCTGGTCGGTTGCGGGCATGAACGTCCTGACGCGCGGGTGGGTGCCGACCACGGCCGGGCGGTTCTATGAGGTGAGGGCGCGGTTCCGCGTTCGCCAGGGCGACGGCAGCTACAACTTCACCATAATCGGTGGCTGGATGGACGCGACAGGCGTCGACGCCGGCAACTCTTTTGTTCAGAACACCACCGTCGATGGAAGCGTGCGGGAAATCGTTGCGGTTTTCAGCGACACGGCATCGTCTGGCGTATTCGCATGGCCGGCCAATTCAGTTTTTGCCCGGTTCGGACTGCGCTTGAACAGCAGCGAAACTGGCATGATCGTGCGCGTCGGCTCGATCAAGGTCACGGACATCACGGAAAAGCGCGCCGCCGCCAACAGCGCCAGCGCGGCAAGCGCCAGCGCCACCAACGCGGCGAGCAGCGCAACGAACGCGGGAGCCAGCGCAACGGCAGCAAGCGGTCACGCGGATACGGCTCAGACGAAGTCAGAGGACGCGGCGGCGTCCGCATCCGCGGCGTCCAGTAGCGCCGCTGCGGCAGATGACTCTGCTTCGTCTGCGAGCAGCAGCGCCACCCAAGCGTCGACCTACAAAGGCGACGCGGAAAGCGCTGCGTCAACCGCTACCAGCCAAGCAACCGTGGCCACCAATGCGGCAGCGGCAGCGTCTAGCAGCGCGACGATCACGGCCCAGGTTGCGGCGGCGTCCATCAATCCCAACCCGGTCTTTTCCGACTGGCCGAACGGGCAGGCGCTACCCGGCAATTACAGCCTGTGGGGTGGCACTCCTACCGTCTACAAGATGACGGGCGCGCAGAGTCCCTATGCCCCGATGACGGTGATGGCGTCGAACACCAACGCCAGCGGCGGCGGCCTCCAGTCTAACCCCTACACAGCAAGCCAAGTCATCCAGAACGGCATGTGGCTTGTGCTCGAGGTGGACGCACGACGGGGCAGTGTGTCGAGCGACATGCGTGGTGCTTGCGTCCTTTTTCGTGCAATCGACAGCAGCGGTGGCACCGCCCAGAACCATTATCTCGATCTCTACGCCGACGCAGATACGGCAGGCACGTCCGGCAACGGCAATATGGGCGTTCGCCGCTGGCGCAAGCTGGTGAAGGTCCAGGCGGCATCCGCCTATGGCTGGCGCATTTACATCATGAACCGCTTTAGCGGAGCGCCTAGCTACGTCTCGACCGCCACGGAAAATCAGATCGAGTGGCACCGGGTTTCGTTCCGCCCGGCAACCGATCAGGAAATCGCCTCGCAGAAGGCGACCGGGGACATCAGCGCGCTTGCGGGGACAGTATCGTCTCAGGCGCAGGCGCTCTCCGATCTGAGTGGCAGCTATGCTTCGCTCGAAACTACCGTATCCGCCCAAGATTTGACGATCACGAACCAGTCGCAGGCAATCAGCTCCATTGAAGATGGTGTCGAGACGCTGTTTGGTCGAAACGCCATGACGATTGCCGCTGGCGGCGTCATCACCGGTTGGGAAAACAGCACCAATGGCACGGTCAGCTCGTTCAAGATCAGGGCGGATGTTTTCGAGCTGGTGCCGTCAAGCGGTAGTGGTGAGCGCACAAGTTACAGCGGCGGCGCGTGGCGAGGATGGGACGCCAATAATGTGAAACGCTGGCAATTAGGGAAGCAGGACTGATGGCCGCGACCGATTACGGCATCAGGCTATGGAATGCAGCAGGCCAGCTGGTGTTCGATACGACCGATTATTCCGGGCAGTGGGTCGGCACGATTGAGGTGGTCGGAACGACGGGCTTCGACCCTATCCGGGTGATAGTTCCCAATGTCCCTGATGCCAGCTGGGTATGGTGCAACCTCTATTACTTCAATGCGGAATTCCAGGATTTCGAAGGCAGGGCTGTCGCGGATGCGCGAACGTCCTTCCAGTATAATGTTAGCCGCGCACCATCAGGTTGCACGACCCTGATCCATTACGGGTTCACTTGATGACGTTCGGAGCCATCATCAATCATCCCGACGGCGCACGTCAGTTTGACACCGAACATCCCGCGCTTTGCCTCCGCGCCAAAGGGCAGCTAAATCAAAGCGTCGCCTATCAGCAGGTGCCGCCCGGCATGGTTGGAGGCTATTGGTTCGCGAAAGTCAGCTACACCGGCATTGCACCGGTGATTGCCATAAGGCCAACCGATTGCAGCTCGGCGCTGGTCAACACGAGCCGCAACGGCGACAACTTCGAGTTCATATTCCGTCTTTTTCGCAATCCCGCCGGGTGGAAGCTGGATTGGTGGATATTCGATCTGCCCGCTGCGCCGACTAATTTGCCGGCGACCGGTCACGCGCTTGTGTTCTGGGATGCCGAAGGAAATGTAACTTTCGACAGCCGCTATCCACCAATGAAAATGCCCAAATCGATCATCGCGGGCAAGACATACGCGATCGCTCTGTCAACCGGCGCTGCATATCGGGAAACCGTCGAAATGGAGGTCGACACATTCGGCAACCCCATCGCGGTTTGGACGACGCAAGTGGGAGGCATTGAGCGGACCGGCGAGAGCTTCGACTTCGTCCTCCGCGACACCTTCGATCATTTCTATTCGACCTACGATGTCGAGCACGCACCAAGCTGGTTTATCGTCGATGTCACCAACCTCTAGGCCAATGCTGATCGGCAGCTACGCAGCAAAGCTTCGTGGTATTCTGCCTGCTTGGCGTCAGGGGCATGTTGGCGACATCGACATGGTGGCGTCCGAGGCGGTGGCTCGATCCATCGCTGCAGCACTGGGCACTCAATATCGTGAGCATGCGCCAGGCCGCTGCTACCTGTCGGGGCGGATCGACATTGACTTGCGTGGGCACCTAATCGAGCATGTGATCCACATCTGCGATCCGGTGACCATCGACATTCACGGATGCGCTATGGCTGCGCTCTTGCCGCACAGCGAACTGATCGTCGCCATGCGACAGGCAAGCTGGAACGCCGTGCCGGGATCGGAGCGCAAGGCGCTGGCCGATCTGGACGGCTTTGCGCGACTTCGCCTGCAGTCCACGGCCGCGCTCATCGATTTGGCTGCCATCTTTCGCCGCCCTGGCTCTACCAATATCCGACCTACGAATGGCTGGGCCAGCAACGACGCCTCGCCTTCCGATATTCAGACCCAGCGCGTGAGCGTTACTTCGACGGAATGGTAGAGTGCCGCGATTGTGGATTTTCTGCTGCCCAAGCACAGGCCAGCGCGGCTGCGGTCGCGCTCGCCCGCTGCGGCACGTCGTGTTTTAAAAATTCACCTAGGGCGGCTGATGTCGCCTCGCTTGCCTCTGTAGCGGGCGCATAGCGCGCCGCGGCTCGCGCGGCCGTGCCCTCATTTATTGCCCAATCGTCGATCATGACGATCATTTAACATCTGAAAGGACCAATGAAAATGACGGATACAACCACGCGCCCCACCCTGGCCGAGCTGGAAGCCCAGCAGGCTGCGCTTACCGCCCAGCAGGCCGAACTGGACCGGCAGATGGCCGCCGCTTCGCTCGCGAGCGTCCAAGCCGCCAAGGCCGTTCTCGATCGCGCCGCCTCCGTCAAGGTCGCCGACGATCTGGAGCCGCTGCTGGAGCAGCTGCCGGCGAACAGCGTGGCGCGCCAGCAGATCATGAACGTCATCAACGTCAACCGGGGCGTGCGCGACCTGCTCGGCCGGGAGGTGACGCGGCTGGAGGCACTGGCTGCCGAGCCGGTTGTGGAGGAAGCCAGCTGACCGCTGATCAGGAGGTGTCCATGATGACGGCAATCCTCGGGGCGGCGGGTAGCACCATCGCCGGTTTCATCGAGCAGGGCCCGCAATCCGCTGCCCCGCCCAGCTTCGACAATGGAGCGTCCCTCTACCTGTTCAACCTGTTCCTGATGACAGCGACGACGTTCCTGGGGGCCATGCTGGTCGGCAAGCAGGGCAGCCGCATCTGGACGCAGCGTTTCTGGGACCATCCCCTTCACCCTGTGACGCTCTATCGCGCCGTCACCTTCTGCGCGGGCGTAGGCATCACGCTGCGTTGTGGCGCGGAGGCCATGTTCCTGTGGGGCTGGAACCCCGCGGACGTGGTCACCTCCGCGCGGGTGTCCATGGCAAAGCGCTGGATTGATCCCATCGCAATCGGCTTTGGCCTCATGTGGATGACGATCGTTATCCTGGGCGAACCGGGGATCGAGCATCAGCTGCGCAAGGCGCCTGTGCCCGTCGATATGTGGTCGCGCTGGCCGGTCCTGGTCCGCGCGGGCGCTGTCATCCTCTTGAGCTTCGTGGCCGCGCTGGCTGCCGTAT